ATATTATCAGTCACACCCGTCACCCGTTGCAGCATGTCCGCCATAAGCTGCATGTCCGGCACATGACTTCCCGTGACGTCGGCAACTGGCAGCTGGGCAAACATCGTCCGTACATCTCGGCCGTAAGCGCTCGGCTTCAACCGAATCAGCTTCCCGGGATCCCGGCTCTCCAAGTCCTTCATCACCAGCATGCTCGGGTCAGCAATGAACTGATTGTTCAAGCTCGCCCGAACATTGAACATGTGCGAGTTCACCAGCCACGTAATCGCTTCGTTCAGCGGCTCCATGACTTCCATCATCGAGCGGGAGAACAGCCCATAAGCATCCGGCTCTTGTTCAATCACATCCACCGGAAACTTACCATGGTACTCGCCGAGGGGCCGGATTCCAAACGGCTGAAAACTCCCGGCGGTTACGGTAAACACCCAGATTTCCTCGCGGTCCGAATCCGCCAGCTTCCAGTGCCGGGGAATCAGCTTAATGAATAGCTCATACCCCTTCACAAGGGGCGGAACACCTTCACCGGTCTCAGGAACATAAGTCTCCGGCGCATTAGGAAGTTCCGTACTAACCCCACCCTGCTCCCGTTCGCCATCATTGTACTCTCCCCTCAGCCCCCCCGTTCCAAAGTAAATGCCGGCGAGCTCCCCCGAGATCAGCTCGGATTGCGTAAGCTCCACATACCGGCCAAAGAACTCGCCGCGCTGAAAGTTCCACAAACTCACCCGCGGATCAGGAAAAGCATCCTGCGGACGAATATTAAACAACTGATGCCCTGCATACCCCACGAGGTCTTTTACTTCTTCTACCGTCTCCTCCGTCCCAGGAATCGGCATGCCGAGGAACATCCTGGGCCGCTTAACACGCGTCCGGCACCGGACCGTCTGCTCATCCCAGTAATGCCCCACCCAGCCAACTCCATACTTCACCGGGTCGAACAGCCACATGAAAAACGGAACCATCATCTCACCGACCTGCACTTGATAGTCAATGATTGCTTCCATTGCTTGCGTCTGCTGCTCGCTCTCCCCGTGCCGGCCGGAGAACTGCATCATCGGATTCCGGGCCAGGAATACCGAGGTATAGTAAGTATGCGCGGTCATGGCGATAGCGTAGCTATACGGAATCGCAATGGTCGCGTACTCAGGCTTACCCTCGTCCCACTTCTTCTTCCGGATCGCATCTTCATCGCTCTCGGGAATGTACGCAGCGAACTGGTCCTCGCCGTCCGCCCATTTCTGGTAGCGATCTTTCATCTTTTCCCGAGACATATTGATCCGGGACCGGCACTGGTCCGCCACAAACTGCAGCGTAGTCTTCGGGTAGCGTTTCATCAGGGGCAAGCTCCAACACGAAGCGGAGTGTAACTTGACTCCTCTTCTTCCAGAATCGAATAGTCGCCTTCGAACTCCCGAGCGGCGGGGTTTATGCTGGTGATCGCCATGGCCAGAGCATCGAGAATGTCATCGTGCTGGCTCGAATCATCCGGGTTATACGTTTCCATCTGAGCAATCAAATCATGCATCGACGGCTTGATGTACAAACACCCCATGTGGACTAGCCCGGGGATTTGCTGCAGTATCCTATCGCTTTTTCTACGACGGTCCTGCACGGCATCGACGGGGATGAAAGTCCGCCGCTTGAGCATCTCCTGCTCCAGGTACCACTTAAGGATTCGCTGATAGCTAATAGATTCAACGGCGGCTTTACGGGGCCGATAGCGCCAGATAAACTCGAAAAATCGTGTGGCAACTGCGTCAGGCATAACGCCCCGTTCAGCATAATAATCCAGCACGTAAACATTCGACCCCCAGAAGCCAACAGCCATCACAACGTTGAAGTCAGCGTTCGGAGAATCCGAGCTGGCCGGGTCGATAGAAATCACAACTGTCATCGCGTCGGGCAGAACGTCCCAATACTGCAGCCTGGTTATATCAATATGCGTGTCCTCACCCGCGACAATCTGGCACTCCATCTCCCTCATCCAAAGAGCGTACTGCCTGCGCAGCACCGCGGATTCCTTGTCCGCGATCAGCTGCTTCGTCGGGAACCTGGTCTCCCACTGGCTCTTACCTTGGTCGTCGAAGATCCCGAAGCGCACCCCATGCCATTGCGGGTCTCGTAGGCACTTTTCGACAATATCATCTCGATTGAGTGGTGTTTGCAACAGAACTGCTTTAGCATGGGGGGCTTCACTGGCAGGCGCGAGAGAGTTCAACAACGCACCAAAGAACAGAGCCTCCGTTTTCTCACGCTGTTCTTTGGTAGCTGTATTTTCTTCGTTCAGAATATCATCTGCGATGATCAAGTCGGGCCGGTAGTCGTCAATGTTAAACCCTCGAATCTGGCCCGTGATACCCATAGCCATTACCGTAATCGGGACCTCATCAATCCCATGCCGGATTTCAATGAGCTCGTCCGTCCACTTACCCCCTTTGGAAAGCTGGAATGTTTCCGCGAAGGCCCGGTTGGATTCGATCTGGCGCTTCAACCACCGGATCGAGTGAACCGCGTGGTTCTGGCTCACGCTCACATACATAATCGTCCGGGAGATTGCGTAAGCAACCCGCTGCGCCGTGAAGGTCCGGAGCAGGGAAGTCTTGGCCCCCCCACGGAATACTTCAAACGCACCAAACCGATGCGGGCCATACAAGGCCGCGCCAATCACATCATGGAACTCGGGAGATTCCTGCCGGAAAGTTCTCGGGAGGAACAAGCGCCCGAATGCCCGGAGGCTCCGTGCCCCGGCTTGCACAGCTTCCTTTGGAGAAAGCTGGACAACTTCGGACACCTAGAACCCCCAGTTTTTCATGGTGTTCCGGCCCACCTGCTGCATGTACCAGTGAATCGCGTCCTGCAGATTCGCCGGAGGTTGCGCAGCCAGCATAGCCTTTGCGGCACCCTGCGAGCCCGGGAGAGCCGCAACATTTGAAGCGGTTGGAGCGACCATACCCGCGGTGGGTTGCGCAGCTGGCATGGCCCGGGCAAGCGCCGGAATGGCCTTGGTAATGGCACCAGCTGCAATCGTACCGCCGAGGCCCATGAGGGCAGTCGGGTCCATCATACCAGGGTCCATACCTTGCGCAGCGGCAGCTGCATCTTGCTGGACCTGGTTCGGAGGAACTGGCTCAGCCCCGGGGAACATCGGGGGCCGAATCAGGCCTTCTAAAGGGGCGCCGGCCGGAGGGATCCCCGAATTAGCAGTTGAGGTCTGCGGGGAGGAGACCTGACTTGGGGAGGAACCCGCAGCCGCTGCTGGAACGCCAGGCGCATCCGGAAGATTGATCGCCCGGCCGGCGTAAATCTTGTTTCTATCTTGTATGTGCGGGTTCATCCGCATGAGCTCGTCCACCGTAGTCCCGTGCTTCCGGGCCAGATCCCACAACGTATCGCCCCGCTTAATTGTGTAGCGCATCATACCACCCCCACGAACTCGTCCAATTTCCTGACTGCGTTTAGCCGCGCCCGCAGCTTCAGCTTCAACTGAATCATACACACCAACTGGATTGTTCCGCCCCGCTCGCCATTCAGCAATAGCTGCTTCAGGGGATAACTGCCTTCCCCCAACAATCGTTGGAATCGACAAGACTTTCCCATCTACAGTAATTCCAATAGTCCGCTCCGTTGAGAATGACCCATCGGGGTTCTGTAACCTGGGCCTGGTCTTATCAATTTCCATCAAGGCCTCCAAATGTGAACACCGAACGCAGTGCCTAACCACCGGACCGGATCAGCGACGAGCTCCACCGGCTCTGGCACCGCAACGAGCGGATCAAACCACTTAACCGTTTCCAGTATCACGACTCGTTTCCCCAGCATAAACTCCAGCAACGGTCCGTAGACGAGCCGGAGCTGTTCCCAAGCTTCCGCGGTGTGCTGATATTTGAACTCGACGAGGAGGATGAAATCCCCCAGATCGGCGAACCCGTCAGGCTGACACCAGCGAGCACTCGTTTCATCGGAGAAGTGAATCCACTGATTTGCCTGCCATGCAGGGAATAGTGAACGGAAATGTTCATGGGCAGCCTGTTCATACTTCACGCCCTGGCGCTTCCGCCCGCGGGGTCGGGATTGCTTCATGCCCGGAGGTGGTGAAGGACTGAACTTCGCCCAGCGCAAGTTGCGGACTGGTATTCTCAATGGTAGCTCCCGAGACAACAACTTCCCGGGCCGAGGCGAGGTCCGCTGCCGAGACTACAAATACGTTGTTCTGGACTGGCGCCGGGCCGGGATTGCGGACGGAACTCGGAGCATAGCCTAACCTGTGCATGGTCTTGTCGAAAACATCGACCATCACGTCGGGGCTCTCCGTCGTCGCGACAAGTTCACAAACCCTCTCGATCGAGATGTCGGCGAGGCTGCGGAGTTTCGCTGGAATGTCCTGGGCGACCGAGACAAAGACTGCGTCCTGCCGGTCCCGGAGCTTGTTCTGAAACAAATCCGAATGGATCAGCCGGGACAGCCAGCTCTGCGTGTACCCGAAATAGTCCGCGCATTGGCGCAAGCTGAGCTCTGGGTTCTCGATGAGCCAGTTGATGATCTGCTCGTGCGTGTGCGACAAGCGGGCGATCGAAGTGTTTGCGGGGCCGGACTCCATGCGGGGAGTATACATGC